TCTGCGGCGAGATTCGCGGTCTGCTCATCGCAAGAGGTTACGCATTAGACCTGCAACAAAAATTGGAGAACTCAGATGAGTGAAATCCTTATCGGCTCAAACCCCGATAATCCGACAGTCGTTGGCGCTTACAAAATGGATGCCACGGCCGAGGAAAAAGCACGACAACTACCAGAGCCAAAAGGCTATCGAATTCTTTGCGCCATCCCAGAAGTGGAAAAAGAATTTGAGGACAGCACGATTGGATTAGTCAAATCGGAGCTGACCATTGATTACGAGGAAAAGCTGGCAACGGTGCTTTTCGTCGTGGCTTTGGGGCCAGATTGCTACGCTGACAAAGAGCGTTTCCCATCTGGTGCTTGGTGCAAACAAGGTGATTTCGTTATCGTGCGCCCCCATGCCGGCACACGCTTAATGATTCACGGAAGAGAGTTCCGCATGATCAACGATGATTCTGTGGAAGCAGTTGTTCAAGACCCCCGCGGCATCAAACGCGCCTAAAGGAGTAAACCATGCCAAAAATGGATGAACAGGAATTCAAATTTCCAGACGAAACAGACACAGCAACTGCCGAAGAAGAGCAGAAACTTGAGATTGAAATCGAAGACGACACGCCCGAAGAAGACCGCGGACGTGAACCGTTGCCAAAAGAGATCATTGAAAACCTCAAGAACGACGAGCTTGCTGAATATGGAGAAGATGTAAAGCGCAAATTTCTTCAAGTAAAGAAAGCTTGGCACGATGAACGTCGTGAAAAAGAACGTGTTCAGCGCGAACATGAGGAAGCCGTGGCATATGCCCGTCGCCTCATGGAGGACAACAAAAGGGTCCGCGGCGTACTGAGCCAGGGTGAAAAAGAGTTTGTTGCGAATATGCAACAATCTGCTGAATATGCTTTGCAGATCGCACGTTCTGAATACAAAGCTGCCTATGAAAGTGGCGACGTTGACTTGATTACTGCTGCAACTGAAAAGATGCAGGAGGCCAATATCAAGGCAATGCAAGCCAAAAATTTCAAACTTCCTGCTTTACAAGAGGTAGAAAGTAATGTAAAAATTGATACTGAGCCGGAAAGAGTTTCGGTTCCGCGTCCTGATGACAAGGCTATTGCGTGGCAAAAGCGCAATAGTTGGTTTGGTTCAGACGCCGAGATGACGGCATCGGCACTCGGCCTGCACGAAAAACTACGTCAGACCGGAATGGAAATTGGTTCCGACGAGTATTACGCGGCATTGGACAAAACAATCCGCAAACGGTTCCCTGAGCATTTCGGGGAAGAGTCTTTTAGCCAATCGGAGGAGAAGCCAGAAGTTCAACAACAACAGCAAAAGCGCCCGCCCACTGTGGTTGCCCCTGCTGTGAGATCGACAGCCTCAAACAAAGTGAAGCTGTCACAACGCCAAGTCGCGCTGGCAAAAAAGCTAGGCTTGACACCTGAACAATATGCACTCGAAATGAAACGATTGGAGAACTAATATGACCAAAGAAGCCCGTACCCCCCGTGAAATCGACACCCGAGAGTTCTATGAGCGCCCTAAGCAGTGGCAGCAACCAGAACTTCTCCCTGAGCCAGACAAAGAGGCTGGGTTCGGTTACCGTTGGATTCGAGTTGCCATGATGAACCAGGCAGACCCACGCAACCTTTCGGCCAAACTCCGTGAAGGTTGGGAGCCTGTACGAATCGAAGAGCAACCCAAGTTCAGACTGCTAGTTGATCCCAATAGTCGATACAAAGACAACATTGAGATCGGCGGGTTGTTGCTCTGCAAAACCCCTCTGGAATTTATTGATCAGCGTAATGCCTTCTACTTGAAGCAGAGCGTTGCTCAGACAGAGGCTGTGGACAACAATTTAATGCGCCAATCGGATGCACGTATGCCTATCTTCAAGGAAGGCAAATCGAGCTCTTCGGTTGGTAAACGAGTCTCTTAATTTTGGAGTCCTAAATGGCTTATCCTACTGTGAGCAAGTCGTACGGTTTCAAGCCTGTCAACCGAGTTGACGGCCTACCCTACGCCGGAGCGATCCGTCAAATCCCAGTGGCTGCTGGCTATGCTACAGCTATCCTGAACGGTGACACCGTTGCTATTGACACCAATGGCTACATCGTTGCCAAAACCACAACTAACTCAGGCGACTCAGTCGGCGTGTTGGTGGGTTGCCAGTACGTGAACTCAAGCGGTCAAACCGTGCAAGGTCAGTACTATCCCGCTGCTCAGTCTACTTCTGGCGCTTTGGCTTTTGCCTATGTTGTGGATGATCCAAACGCAATCTTCAAGGTTGTGGCTGTGGGTAGCTCGACTACTACCACTCCCGCCGCCTATAGCCGCGCTTTGGTTGGTTCTAACGTTGCCTTGGCTACTGCTACTGGTTCAACAGCCACCGGTGATTCCTACTACGGTATCAACGGCGCATCTGCTGACACCACAAACACCTTGCCAGTTCGCGTTATCGACGTGGTTCCCGATACAGCTACTGGCCCCGCCAGTTCTTCATCGACCACTTATTACGAGTTCTTGGTGAAATTCAACCTGCACCAGTACAACGACACCACTGGTGTTTAAGGAGTAAATCATGGCAATTTCACGCGCACAGCTACTTAAAGAACTCTTGCCTGGTCTGAACGCTTTGTTCGGCTTGGAGTACGCTACTTACGGTCAAGAACATAAAGAAATTTATGAAACCGAGACTTCAGAGCGTTCGTTCGAAGAAGAAACCAAGTTGTCTGGCTTCAACGCCGCCCCTGTCAAGAACGAAGGCACAGCCATCGCTTATGACAACGGTCAAGAAGCATGGACTGCCCGCTATACACACGAAACCATTGCTTTGGGTTTCTCGCTGACCGAAGAGGCCATCGAAGACAACTTGTACGACAGCCTGTCTGCTCGCTACACCAAAGCCTTGGCTCGCGCTATGGCATACACCAAGCAAGTTAAAGCCGCCGCTGTTTTGAACAACGGTTTCAGCTCTAACTACGCTGGTGGTGACGGCAAAGCTTTGTTTGCCAACGACCACCCCTTGGTGTCTGGCGGTACTAACAGCAACATCCCCGCAACTGCAGCCGACTTGAACGAGACTTCTTTGGAAGCCGCCGTTATTCAAATCAGCTTGTGGACCGATGAACGCGGTTTGTTGATCGCTGCTAAGCCACGTAAGTTGGTTGTTCCCCCAAGCTTGCAATTCGTTGCAACCCGCTTGCTGGAAACCGAGTTGCGTACCGGCACCAACGACAACGACATCAACGCCATCAAGAACAACGGTTCTATCCCTGAAGGCTTCACTATCAATCACTTCTTGACTGATACAAACGCCTGGTTCTTGACAACTGATGTGCCTAACGGCATGAAGCACTTCGTGCGCACACCCTTGCAAAACAGCATGGACGGTGACTTTGACACTGGCAACGTGCGTTACAAGGCCCGTGAGCGTTACAGCTTCGGTTGGTCTGATCCTCTGGGAATGTTCGGTTCTCAAGGCGCCTAATAAGGCAATAAGAAAAGGGGCTTCGGCTCCTTTTCTTTTGTCTGTTTTAGGTGTATATTTCACACATCCCGGGGTCCCCGGTGTATCTGACAGTCCCGGCTGACGACATGCAGACAGATACACCTCACTTGCATGTAAGGAAATCACATGGCACGCACTACTTTCTCCGGTCCCATTCGTTCTTTGGGCGGCGTATATCAACAAGGCCCAGCAGCAGTTGTTGACATCACTTCTAGCACCACATTGAGCCCTGAAGCTCATGGCGGCCGCATCATCACAGTTGGTGGCTCATTGGCTGCTAACGTTGTGTTGACATTGCCAGCAATCAACACAAGCGCAAACCCAGTTTCTTCTGGCCCTGGCCAAGACCCCAACACACTAAACAACGAAGGCGTTGTTTACACAATCTGGGTGCCAACAACTATCTCTACCAGCTCTTTGAAGATTGGTACAGACGGCACTGACAAGTTTGTTGGTTCTGTGTTGTCGATTGACACTGACACCAGCGGCGCAGCAGTTGGCTTTACTGCCGGTGCAACCAATGATTACATCAACTTCAACGGTACAACTACCGGTGGCGTTGCTGGTACATGGGTTCAAATCGTTGCTGTGGCGGCCAACAAGTACATGGTGACAGGTACTGTGAACGGCTCTGGCACTGTTGCCACACCATTCGCAGACTCCTAATCAATCCTCTTGGGGCTTCGGCCCCATTTCTAAATTAAAGGAGATTGATTGTGGCAATTCAGTTTGACGTAAAAAGCACGGAAATCACAGCAAGTGGTTCTGTATTTGGCGGCCCAGCCCGCTTAAAAAGCATCACGATTTCCTATGCATCTGGTGGCACTGTTGCCATTAAAGATGGTGGATCGGGTGGCACAACCGTTTGGTCATTTACTGCGCCTGCTGCTGCCGGCACAGTGAACATTCCATTCCCTGGTGATGGCATTCGATGCAACACATCCATGTACTGCACCGTTTCAAGCGCAACCGCAGCGGTGGTTTATGGCTGATCAAAAACGTGTAAGCCTTGAGGGGCGAAAGCTATTCATTGGTATTCCCGCTTATGACGGGAAGATCAGTATCAAGCTCGCTTACACGCTTGCTCAGCTTATGCCAAAGGCCATGAGCCTTGGCGTTTCTGTGCGTCTGGGCCATGTGTCCGGATGCTCCATCATCACGATGGCGCGCAACATGCTGGTGGACCAGTTCCTCAAAACAGACTGCACAGAACTTTTATTCATTGATGGCGACGTCCTAGCTCAGGCCGACGACATCTTGCGCTTGATGGCGCAAAGCGGTGACAAAGACATCACTGCTGGTTCTTACCCACGTCGCTCATCAGACAAGAAGTTCTTCATGGACTTGTACTTTGATGACAACAATGATTTGGAGTTTGATGGCGCCCTGATGCGCATCAACCGCGTTGGCACAGGCTTTATGCTGATCCAGCGTCACGTCATTGAAGCGATTGCTGAGAAGTCAGAAAAGTATTTGGGTCAGGATGGTGTTGGCAACGTTGCCAGTGTCTTTGACTTCAAGCTGATGGATGGCAAGTTTGTTGGCGAGGACTATTCGTTCTGCGACAAAGCCCGCGAAGAAGGTTTCAAGGTGTGGCTGGACGTGGAAATCAGCTTGCCGCACGTGGGCCAAGAAGAATTCACAAACAACTTCTATCAAGAGGTTTTGACCCCTTTGATGGAAGACCTGCGCAAAGCAAAGTTGAAGGTGGCAAATGGCTAAAAAAAATCCATCTCTTTCTGTTGGCCGTGGCGAAAAACTTCCAGCATCTAAAGGTGCAGGATTGACCGCCAAAGGTCGCGCCAAATACAACGCCGCTACCGGCAGTAATTTGAAGGCCCCTCAGCCTGAGGGTGGTCCACGCAAGAAATCATTTTGCGCGCGCATGTCTGGCATGCCTGGTCCTATGAAGGACGAGAAAGGTAAGCCAACACGCAAGGCCGCATCTTTAGCCCGCTGGAAGTGTTGAAATGGAAATGCTTTTATGGAACGCAGCTTTAACGATCATCACCGGCTTGATCGGTGTCTATGTTCGTTCAAAGGACAAGGAGCTGCAAGATGCCAAGGCTGAACTCTCTCGCGTCACGATCCTACTCAATCGCACAAGAGAAGAAGTTGCGAAAGAGTACGTCACAAAAGTCGAAGTCCACGCAGACATTAACAGGGTACTGGACCGACTTGATCGGTTGGATGAAAAATTGGACCGCCTTATGGAGAACAAACATGCCAGCGGTAAGTGAGAAACAAAAGCGCTTAATGGATGCTGCGGCGCATAGCAAATCCTTTGCCAAAAAAGTCGGCGTGCCTCAGAATGTGGCCAAGGACTTTAGTGCAGCAAGCAAGGGTATGAAATTCCGCTCTGGTGGCGCAGCCAAGCAGGGCATTAACCAGCCGAAAACCAACCATGGTGATAAGGCACTTTTCAAAGAAGGAGGCCAGACCATGGCTACTCAGAAGATTATCAAGCCCACCCCCATGGGTAAAGTGAAGACTGCTGCTCCTAGCCGCGACGGCGTTGCCACCAAAGGCAAGACCAAGGGCAAAGAGATCAAGATGGCCGGTGCCCCCAAAGGCATGAAAAAGGGCGGCAAAGCCTGCTAATTAGGAGCCATCATGGCAACACGCAAGACAAAACGATATGACGAGGGCGGCGTTACTAATGACGACCTTGAGGCTGCAAACGCCACGGAAGACCCAATTGAAACGCTGAACAAGCGCAAAAGTTGGACAGACACTGGCGAAGAAGCTGCGCCTAAGAAGATGTCTTTCAAAGAAGCTTTTGCAGCTGCCCGCAAGGCAGGCGACAAGACTTTTCAGTTTGAAGGCAAGAAGTTCACCACCGAATTGGCTGGCGAAAAGAAGCCCGCCAAGGTCACTGACACTGGTGATGAAACATCGCGCTTGTCTGCCCGCATGCCAAAGCCTGAGCTCAAGTATCAGTCGTTGGCTGATCGTGCGCGCGGCTATGAAGCGGAGCGTGAAAAGTCTGGTGTTGGCATGTATGGTTCTACCAAGCGCGAGAAGGCGCCTGTTGAAGACCGCATGCTCAAGGATGCCCGCATTCGCAAGAGCGAGCAGACCGGCATGGGCGCAATGAAGTTTTCAAAAGGTGGCTCAACCGCATCACGCCGTGGTGACGGTATTGCTCAACGCGGCAAGACCCGCGGAAGGATTGTGTAATGGCTAAAGACGAAGTACCAAGCTGGGTGGAAAACGCCAAGCAAGAGGCCCGTGACCGCGACAACCAGTCAAAGGTTGACCGCGCCTATGAACGTTCACGCACGACCCCTTATAAGGCCGGTGGCAAGGTTGCCAGTGCATCACGTCGCGCAGACGGTATTGCCCAGCGTGGCAAGACCAAGGGCACCATGGTGGCCATGTGTGGCGGCGGCTACATGAAGGGTAAGTAATGGCACTTGATGACGAAACCCGTCAGAAGCTTGAGCAGCTGAAACAAGAGTTCGCTGCAAAGGCTGCTGACGCCCAGCGCCAACAAAAGGCCGCGTTCAATGCTGAGCAGATGGCCAACAAAAAGGCAAAGGGTGGAAAAGTTTCGGCATCAAGCCGTGCTGATGGCATTGCCAAACGCGGCAAAACAAAAGGCAGGTTTGTATGAGAACAAGTCGTGGAATGGGTGACATAGCACCATCAAAGATGCCAAGCGCAAAACGCAAGGCGCGCCGTGATGACACGGACTTTACTCAATACGCCGAGGGCGGAAAAGTAAAATCTAAAGTCAACGCCTCTGGAAACTACACCAAACCCGGAATGCGCAAATCGTTGTTTGAGTCCATCAAAGCGCGTGCTGTACAAGGAACTGGCGCAGGCCAGTGGAGCGCTCGCAAAGCACAGTTGTTGGCCAAACAATACAAAGCCAAGGGTGGTGGTTATCGTGACTAAGGCGCCGCAACAATCGCTCAAAGATTGGACCGCGCAAAAGTGGAGGACTAAAAGTGGCAAACGCTCATCTGACACAGGCGAAAGATATTTACCAGAAGCTGCGATCAAAGCTCTCAGCCCCGCTGAGTACGCTGCGACAACGCGTGCAAAACGCGCTGGCAAAAAAGCCGGGAAACAATTCGTAAAGCAGCCACCTAAAATAGCTGCAAAAACTGCGAGGCATAGATAATGGCATACACATCTGGAACCACAGCATTCAACCTTGACCTGAATGATTTGGTCGAGGATGCGTTCGAGCGTTGTGGCGCTGAGTTGCGCACGGGCTATGACCTGCGTACAGCGCGTCGCAGCTTGAACATGCTTACCATTGAGTGGGCAAACCGCGGTATCAACCTCTGGACCATTGAGCAGGGCCAGATCGTCCTGAACACAAACCAGATTCAGTACAGCATCCCCAACGACACGATTGATTTGTTGGACACTGTGATCCGCACCGGTTCGGGTGAGACACAGATTGACATCAACATCAACCGTATTAGTGAAAGTACCTACCTGACAATCCCAAACAAGTACGCTCAGGGCCGCCCTGTGCAGTTTTGGATCAACCGTCAGACCGGTGCTGTAAACGTTTCCACAGCCACCCTGAATGGCGGTATTTCGGCAACGGACACAACCATCACGGTCAACAACGTGTATGCGTTGCCAACCACTGGGTTTATCAACATTGGTTCTGAGACCATTGGGTACCAGAACGTGGACAGCGCGACAGGTCAGTTGTTGAACTGCTTCCGTGGTCAGAACAACACTACGGCTGCCAGCCACGCTGACAACGCAGTCATCTACGTCAACAACCTGACCACTGTAAACGTATACCCAGCGCCCAATGCGCCAGGCAACCAGTACACATTGGTGTACTACCGTATGCGCCGCATTCAGGATGCTGGCAACGGTGTGAACATTCAAGACATTCCATTCCGTTTGATCCCCTGCATGGTGGCTGGATTGGCGTTCTACCTGTCACAGAAGATTCCTGGTGCCGACGCGCGCATGCAGTGGCTCAAAGCTGAATACGAACAGCAGTGGACATTGGCATCGCAGGAAGATCGCGATAAGGCGCCTGACCGCTACGTTCCAAGGAACATGCTGTATGCCTAATAAGTTTGCGTCTGGTAAGTATGCAATTGCTGAGTGCGACCGTTGCGCTCAGCGGTACATGCTCAAGCAGCTCAAGAAGCTGACCATCAAGACCAAGCAGGTAAACATCAAGGTGTGCCCTGAATGCTGGGAAGAGGATCAGCCGCAATTGCAAATAGGCATGTATCCCGTGAATGATCCGCAGGCCGTGCGTGAGCCAAGACGAGACGTGAGTTATTTTGTGTCTGGCAACAGTGGTTTGCAGACAAACAATTCTGGTGATACGACGACCGCAGGTTACGGTTATCCAGAAGGTGGTAGTCGGGTGTTCCAGTGGGGCTGGGCGCCGGTAGGTGGAGCAAGATTTTTTGACGTTGAATTAACGCCAAATTATTTGAATCCTGTAGTGGAAATTGGTACAGTTACGATAGCAACGACATAAGGAGTCGATCATGGACAAAAAAGATATTAAGCAGGACAAAAAGATGATTGCTGCCGCAGTGCACAAGCATGAAAAGTCTAAGCACAAGGGCGCTCCCTTGACCAAGCTGAAGAAGGGTGGTCCCACTTCTGCTGATATGAAACGTGTTGGCCGCAACATGGCCCGCGCAATGAACCAACGTGGAGGCTAATATGGCCAAATTCAGCATGAAAAAAGGCGGCAAAGAAGTTGGCAGCGCCAGCGTTTATGCCGAGCCACACACAATGTCTGGCAAAGTTGTCAAGGCAAACATTTCTGAAGAGTCGGGCGCAAGCGTGATGAACAGAATGAACATGGGTGCAGGCGTTATCAGCAAGGGCAACTACCCTGCTGACAAGACCGGCGGCGTTAAAATCCGCGGTACTGGCGCAGCAACAAAAGGTGTGATGGCTCGCGGCCCAATGGCTTAATATGACCTACGACGAACTCTACGCAACGATCCAGTCTTACACGGAAAACCAATTTCCTGAGACTTTCCTTGCCGATGGCAGTGCTGTGTCCACTGAGACACAGATCAACACTTTCATCAAGCAGGCGGAACAACGCATCTACAACACGATTCAGTTTCCATCGTTGCGTAAGAACGTCACAGGCACAACCACCACCAACAACAAATATCTTTCATGCCCTGGCGACTTCTTGGCAGTCTATTCTTTGGCTGTTATTGATGGCACTGGCTCATATGAGTTTCTTCTGAATAAAGATGTGAACTTCATCCGTCAGTCATATCCGTCACCAACAGATACATCAATTCCGAAGTACTACGCTTTGTTTGGACCAACAACCACCAACGATGCGACACCAGTCATCACTGACGAGTTGTCATTTATCTTGGGGCCAACGCCAGACGCGGCATACAGCGTTGAGCTGCACTATTACTACTACCCTGAGTCCATCACCACAGCGGCAGATGGGCGTACATGGTTGGGCGACAACTTTGATTCTGTGTTGTTGTATGGTTCTTTGGTTGAAGCTAACACCTTCATGAAGGGCGAGTCTGACATGACTGCCCTATACAACCAAAAGTACAACGAAGCACTTTCACAGGCCAAACGTTTGGGTGATGGTATGGAGCGTCAGGATGCATACCGCAGCGGCCAATACAGACAGGCGGTGACTTGATATGGCAATTCAGCAAGGCGCCACAAACGCATTCAAAGTTGGAATTCTTGATGGCAGCTATGACTTAGCTGCTGGGAGTTTCAAGATTGCTTTGTTTACTGCGGCCGCAAACATTGGCCCAGACACTACAGCTTACACATCAGGCATGGCTGGTGAAGTCGTTGCCAGCGGGTATACCGCGGGCGGACAGGCCATGACCATCTCCCAAGTTCCAACAATTGGCAATCAGACTGGCAACGCTACTGCGTATCTGTCTTTCAACAATGTGACTTGGAATGCCGCACTTACAGCCCGTGGAGCATTGATTTATCAGGTGGGTTCTGGTGACCCTTCTGTGTGCGTGCTTGACTTTGGGTCGGACAAGATTTCAACCACAACTTTCACGGTGCAGTTCCCTGCTGTCACCAGCACAGCAGCGATTATTCGCATTTCCTAATAGGAGCAACAAATGTTGACCAACACAGCTAAAGCCGGTGGCGTTTACAAAGTCGAATGCCACGACGCGCAAGGTAATTTGAAGTGGGAAGAGACCACTCACAACTTGGTGGTGAACCAAGGCTTGCAAGACATGAACAACAAATACTTCAAGGGCAGCGCCTACACGGCTGCTTGGTATTTGGGTTTGATTACAGGTCCCGGCTCTGGCACGACCATCGCCGCTGCTGATACGTTGGCCTCCCACTCTGGCTGGACCGAGTTCACAAACTACTCCGGCAACCGCAAGGCCGTGACCTTTGGTACGCCTACAACAGCTGACCCTTCGGTGGTGGACAACTCTGCATCGCCTTCTTCTTTTACCATTACCAGCAGTGGCGGTGTGGTGGCTGGCGCGTTCTTGTGCTCTGTTGCATCAGGCACATCTGGCACCCTTTTCTCTGCCTCGGACTTTCAATCCCCCGGCGACCGTACAGTGGTGGCTGGTGACACCTTGACTGTGACTTACACCTTCAGCTTGGATGCGGCTTAATCATGGCAACACAATTCAAAAAAGGTGACGTCGTTAAGCTGAAAACCGTGGTCCCGCAAGGGCCGGTTCAGGCTCTGCGCATGCTGGAAGATGGCACTGTTCAATGCTTGATTGCATGGACAGACGCAGAAGGTAACGCACAAGAACGTTGGTTTGACGAAGATGCACTGACAGGAGCATAACAATGGCATTCGTACTCGCAGATCGGGTCAAGGAAACTACGACCACGACGGGTACGGGTACCGTTACCCTAT